TAAGTGAGCGTATAGAATTTCTCCTAAATCTTCATGTTGAAATGCTTGTTGACAATCTTCTGCATTTTGAAAATAGGTCACGCTATCTACAACTCTTGGTTCGCCACCTATTAAGATTTCATATGATATTACTAAGGCAGTTACGTATTGTGTAAACATATTACCACCACCCTTCCAAGCCATAAGCTAAGTACAGCAGTACGATCATTGACGCGAATATGCAGACCGCACCAATGACGTCGCCAATGAGTCGTCTCAATCTTCTACCCATATTACCTCCATGTACGCGCTAGTGTTGTCGTTGATGTTTATATCTACAGGTGTAAGCGTACCTTGCAGACCGTTCAGCCTATCGCGTATTGTCTCGTCTCTTAGGTACGTAGTCGTTACGCAATAGTCGTCTGTGTTTTCTTGATCGATTAATTCATCTAGTGTCATAAGTTTCTCCATTTAAATAGTTTACGCGTTGTATGCGTGATCAAAATAATGTGCGTACTCGATAGCGTCGTTGAGCGTGTCAGATCTGTAAACAGGAACGTCGTGTCGAACTCCTTTCATTACAACTAACCACGCACCATCGTCAGAAGTGATCGAATACTTCTTAAGAATATCCTTGTGCTTGTTGGTTGCAGTTTCGGATACACCACGTGCGATTGCTTTGTCGCGCTTGTCCGCAGTGGATAATTTCTTATGCCAATTGCAAGCTACTTTAGGCGATGGCTTTGTATAATTATGATATGACTTCATTAGTTCCTCCAATAGTATGTGACGTTCACAAGAGTTATGACGCTCATTATGACGTTTCTATTTGTGTAAGTTATTGTTTTTGTTAGCTTATGACGTTATGACGCTCGTTGAGAGAGACATATTATAAGCGGTCGTATACACGTTAACCATGTACACTTTGAAATATCTGATAACACTCTATATTAACGTCATAACGTCATAACGTCATAAAGTACTACTCAAGTGATTGTTTTTATTGAGCTTTCCAATATGACGTTTTACATGACGTTTCATAGGGCGTCACTTAAGCGACAAGGTCAAGCTGTGCTTTTTCCTTGTACTTGGCAAGTTCTTTGATCATAGCGTCGAGATGATCTTTGTGTGAACTGTACGCTCTAGCTGCCCAAGCCTTGGCGTCGAACTCTTTCTTTTCGCCGCCGTTGTCGCCTTCTGACTTAGGTGGGTTGTACCAAGTTTTTGTTTCGTCAGTGAAAAGATACATGCAGTATGCGTGAGCGTCGTCGAACTCCTCATTTGCTTTTGTCTGCGCGTTCTTGTTCAACGTATATCTATTCTTGTCTTTATTCCAAGTGGCTAACCCATTGTCACGTATCCAACCTTTGATGCGCGCTTGGTTCATGCCAGTTGTCGCATTGACAAGATTAGTGAACAAAGAAACGTCACCAACCTTTACGTCAAATCCACGTCCTGCAATGTTGCAAAGAACTTCTTGGATATTGTTTCTGATAGCTTTAGTTGATCTACCAATGCCACCAATTTTTGCTTTAATCTGTTTTTCTGTAAGCATAACTACTCCATTGTTTTGTTGAAAGATTAAGGTACTGCACACTCTCTGAATGTACAGTATGTAACCTTTCAGTTACTTGAACCCGCCGAACTTAATCGGTGAGGTGGAAATTCCTGACACTAAACAGCGCCCTTTCCTTCAATGCTTGTGTTTGCAGTGACCGCATGCATACAAACTAAGCAACCTCTCGCTCTTACTAACGACCCCTCTTTTCAGCGAAAACCGTGTTTATAGTCCTTGCGGACGTGGCTCACCACCACCCTCTCATTTTCGCCCCTCCGATACCAAATCAATTGCCAATCAATTTCCATATCCTCTCCCTCACAGGGTACACAGGGAACTTAGATTTCAGATTTTACTCCTAGACCTAACACCACACGCTTGCACGGGTTATCTGCCGATAAAGAAACCTTAATTCCAAGTGGACTACTCTTGCTGTCTACCGTGAGGGCTTTTAATCTCTACACCTATGGAAAAGCGTAAACAAGGGGAGGGGAGGGGACGAGGGCAGCACCCCCCCTGGCCTGGCCTTATGTATCCCGTTCATCACAACCCCTGTTTTTTCTATTGTTCCCCTTTTGTTCTTCGTCATGCTGTTAGTTGACCAGAAGCAGCTCATCTGTTAACGTGTGGTTATGACAGAACGTGTTAATCATGTAATCGACCCTACGAAAGTTCACGAACCTATCTTGACTCCTATCGAGCTAGCCAAGATCGAGGAAGATCCGTCTCTAATGGAGACAGTCGCGCGCCTATTAGGGGCGGTGAACCTTGATAATTTGTTTAGAACGATGCAAAGTCCGGAGATAAACCCAACTGCTCGTATAGAATTTCAAAAGCTACTCAATAAAATGGGTAGATTAGAACCTGATAGCAAAACCGAGATAGCTGGATCGGGCCCGCAGGTGGTAATTAACATCACACGCGCTAAAGATCAGGAAGATGCCATAACAATTGAAGGCCAGACACTCGACGATGATGCATGAAATCAATTTTGAGGTCATAAAGAGCCTCGATGAGTTCTTTTACAGTGAAAAATTCATCTCGTTGGCGGTTGGGCCCGTAGGATCGACGAAAACGACAGCTGGAATCATGAAAATACTGCATCATGCGGCTAGAATGGCCCCATGTAAGGACGGAATACGCCGTTCTAGGGCAATTTGGGTGCGAAATACCCGTGAACAGCTGCGAGATACGTCCATTCCAGACTTCCTAAAGTGGATTCCAGACGGTGTTATGGGGTCTTTTCTTAAAACTGAGTACAAATTCCTGCTAAAAGTAGGTGAAATTGAGTGCGAAGTACTGTTTAGAGGGCTAGATGACGCCAATGATGTACGTAGATTGCTGTCTTTACAGGCTAGTTTCTTCATTTTTGACGAGTTTAGGGAGATACATCCCGACATTTATAACGCTGCACAGGGTAGAATAGGGCGATATCCGGACAAAATGATGAATGGGGTAGGGTGTCAAACCGACAATGGAACCCCAAATATGCACCTATGGGGCATGACAAACCCTCCTGATATGGACACATATTGGGAAGATTTGCTCACCGACCCCCCTGAAAACGTTCACGTAACCCTACAACCAAGCGGAATGAGCCCTGAAGCAGACTGGGTTAAATATTTACCCGATGATTACTACGATAATCTATCACAAGGTAAGACTGAGGATTGGATGGATGTGTATATACACGCCCAGTTCGGTAAGTCTTTAAGTGGGCAACCCGTATTTAGATCGTTCGACAGGTCAGTGCACGTGGCAGAGGAAGAGCTCACTCCCATGTATACTGATACTCCGATTATAATCGGTGTTGACGCCGGACTGACGCCTGCTGCAGTCATCGGCAACGTCGCATACGACGGGCGGCTTATAGTTTTTGATTCACTTATCTCTGATGGCATGGGCGCGTTACGATTTGTTAGGGAAAGGCTGAAACCTCTGCTGGCAAACAAATATGCAGGACGAAAAGCTGTAGTCATAATTGACCCCGCTGCGTTTCAACGCGTACAAACCGACGAACGTACGGTAGCTGACATCTACAAGAACGAAGGATTTAGTATACGACCCGCACGGACAAACTCTGTAGCGGCTAGAATATCTGCAGTTGACAAATACCTCACACGCGTGGTTGACGGCAAGTATAGCTTCATCGCCTGCCCTGTTAATGCTACTAACTTGGTACAGGCGCTTGCAGGAAAATATAGATACAAAATAAATACAAAAGGGGTACGTGACGAGAAGCCAGAAAAATCCCATCCGTGGTCAGATGTTGCTGATGCGTTTCAGTATATGTGTTTACACGCAGACGGCGGAGAAGTTTTTGGCGCGATGAATTTTAACGTGCAGAGAAAAGAAGTCGTTAAAGTGTCAGCGGGAGGTTGGACATAATCTGTTGACGCGTTATCGGTTTGATGATATTTGTGAATAATGAACCTTGGCCCCTCTATAATACCCGTTGCCCGTTCTAGTGATATAGAAGCGGAAGCGCAACGACAGTCTGACATGAATCAAGGCACTCCTATGGCGCAAGGGTTGGCAGCTCATGTGCGTCGACGTTGGGAGATGATGAGAGAACATTTTAGAGATGAGCTGGAAGACAGACTTATAGATTGTATTCGTGCAAGAAACATGGAGTACGATCCAAACAAACTAGCAGAAATACGAGAACATGGTGGATCAGAAATTTTTATGGGTATTGTGAGCGCAAAGTGTCGTACAGCGACAGCATGGCTTAGAGATACACTTTTAGGGCAGGGACAGGATAAACCTTGGTCGCTCTCTGCTACGCCGATACCTGAAGTACCTCCTGATGTTGCGCAAAACATGCAGAACATAATGCGGCAAAATCTCATGGCGTATTATCAAGCTGGAAATGCACCACCAACGCAAGATGAGTTAAAAGAGCTCGCTAGTGGTATGAAAGACACAGCCATGCGCGCTATGAAGTTTGAAGCTGAAAAGCGCGTTGAGCGCATGGAAAAGAAAATGGAAGACCAGATGACAGAGGGTGGGTACACCAAAGCTCTGTTTGAATTTACTAACGATATTGCGACATTTCCTTACGCGATAATGAAAGGGCCTACTCCACGAAAACGAAAGACAATGAAATACGTTGAAGGTGGGTTAGGAGTTGTAGAAGTTATTCGAGATGAGTGGGAACGAGTTGATCCTTTCAAATTTTATTGGTGTCCGTGGGGCGATGACGTACAGAACATGCCTGTAATTGAGGTACACCATCTTACTCGTGAAGATGTCGAAAATATGATTGGTGTCGAAGGATATGATGAAGCATCTGTAAGATCACTTTTAATAGATTTTGGTGCTGGAGGAATGAATTGGCTTGATCAGGAGCATCAAGAGTATGAAGATGTAACCAGCGTTGACATGGATGAGGCTAGCTCA